AACACAGTTCTAAATTCAGATTCTATCTTTCTTTTGATATCATCGCCATAGGGAACACTATCAGTATTTACTCTGACAGGGTCTTTATTTTCATTAGCGACAATAGCTTCGTTGATAACATCCTCAATTGCCATATCACATTCGGGATGTAAAGAGATTTCTCTGTATCTACGGATTAAATCCGCCTCAGATTTGGCAGTACCTTCAATATCAAGGTACTGACCAAAATAACCTCCGCCAGCAACGACCTGGGTTCCGTCATCCGCTGGCGAGGTTGTAAAGTTTTGTTTCGGGTCCTCAGTCTTCTTTACTTTAGTAATCTGAAACCCAAATAATTCAGCCATAATTTAACTCCTATCTTGTATCAATATTTATACGACCATTTTAAGTGGTTGTATTACTTTCAAAGAATTGATACTTAAAGGTTACATCAAAAGTTTCAATGGCGTCATTTGTATCATATGCAAGAGCAATAGCCGCTATGTCGGTAGGGAATACTCCTCTTAATGTATATGATTTTAATGTACTACCATTTCTATCTAATTGGTCAACAAAAGCGTCAACTTGATAGTCTGTTGGATTAGTTAAACCCTCTCCATCAGTCATATTGTTGATACCATTTTGCCATCTTTCAAAAGCGTTTCTTAGTCTAAATGAAGTATCATTTAAAATAGTAACAGTCCAGTCAGCAAATGTTCTTTCACCAGCAAGTTTAATTTGTCTGCCTCTAAATGGGACAGTAACCTCACCGATTACCATTTGTGGTAACTGAGTACCTTGACACAAAAACGCCATGTCTTCTATTTCGCCACCAACTTGAGCATAACCAGGAAAAGGTAAGGTTACCTTAAACTGATTGGCACGAGCACCACCGCCGACAAGTTTAGCTTTGAAATCTGATATATTTGCCATCTTTTTTCTCCTCTAAATTATCCAGCGACTTCTTCAAATGCAACACCTGTTCGTGTAGCAACGAATTTAAGTGTAATGAAGTTAATTGAACGAGCAGGTTTCACAAAGATTTCTGCTACAAATTCATTTCTATCAATAACACTACCTGGGTTATTTGTATCATCACATACTACTAAAAAGTCTGTGATACCTCTACGACCTTGCACATCTCTTAGGAAAGGTTCTATAATATTTCTAAAGTTTGCTCTTGTAAATTCATCATTAAACTCAAAGAGTTGGAATTTAGCAGCTGTAGAAATTGCTTTCTCTAATGTAATGAAAAGTCTTCTTACATTTATTCTATCAAATGCACTTGGTGTTGTAAGAGCAGTTTTATCTCCAAACAATACTGTACCTGTACCTGGTAATGTAACAACAGGGTTGATACGAGCTGGGTATAAAATATCTCTTTGTGCTTTTGTAGGATTATATGCAAGTTTAACAGCACCTCTTACGATACCACGATTAAATCCAGCAGGACTAAACCATGAATCAGCAACAGCGTCTGCTCTAGCACATAAACCAGCAATATCACCATTTAGTGGTACAAATCTATAAACATCTGAATATCTATCATACATTTGTTTATAACCACTATCAAATACACAATAACTAGATGACCTTCTTGAATCAAAAAAGTCTTTAACATTTTTAGTTTGTGTATGAGAGTTTGAAACATTAACAACATCTGCTCTTTCTGGACTAGCAAAGACAATAGCGTCTTTTCTTTTCTCAGCAACAGTTACTAAGTTGTCAACATGAGTTCCATCTCCTGAACCTGCTATGATTAGACCGACATCTACTGTGTCTGGGTCTTCAAATCTTTCGTAAGCAGATAATTTTTGTGCATTAGTTACACTTGAACCATCTGAACCACCAGATAATGATTCTAATGTTGGTGTATCAACAGCAGTAAATGTTGTACCAGCTGCATTGTTACCCCAATTAGTACCTGATGTATTGTGGTCCATCCAGTATATGAAATTTGATTTTGCATAAATTACATCTGGATAATAGTTTGTGTCGCCTTGTGGTGTTTTAGCGTCAGCAGCTTTTGACATACTTGAAAATGTTTCAATAACATCTCCTGGTACGCCTGTAATTCCGCCATCTTCATCTACCACTACGACATGAAGTTCATCGCCAGAACCTGAACGGTCAGAAACATATGCTGAAGTTCCTGGAGCTCTATCTACTGAATCGTAATATCTCCATCTTCTTCTAACATTTGCACCATCTGTAATGGTTGTTTCTAAACCACCACTTCCAGCTTCCTTTTGAACAATTGTCAAAGTGTGTGTGGAAATGCCAGTTATTCTGTATTGTTTTCCGTCATCATAGTCATTTGTAGCCGCTGTTGTTGAAAAAGAAATGATATCGCCTACATTTAAGGCTGTACCATCTGTTACTACGATTGTTGTATCACCAACAGTAGTTGATGAATCATTAACAGTTGTAGCACCTTCTTCTTCATAAGCAGTTGCTGTTGGACAAGTTGACACTAACAAATTGTTACCCCAAGCACCAGCAGTTCTAGCTGCAAAGTTTCCAACAACACCTGAACCATCAGCGTAGTTGTCTTGATAATGGGTAGTATTCTTAATCTGTAAACCACAACCTGTTGTAGTTGCGTTTACCAGACTAGTGGTTGTTGCTCGTACTACTCTTAAAGCATTACTATATTGTAGAAAGTTAGCAGCCGAAAAAAACGCCTCAAAGTTGTTTGAATCTGGCTCGCCAAATGTATCTACTAACTCAGCCTCACTAGATATTGCTACTATTTCTTCTAAAGGACCTTTGCGAAATTCTCCAGCAATGGCGCCAATAGATGTAGATACAGCAGGGATAATCCTAGTTAGGTCTCTTTCCTGTACGAGAACACCTGGTGATACTTGAAATGCCATAGGTTATTCTCCTCTTAATTAGCTAATTTAGTGTTCATTTTTGTATTTTTTAAATACCCCATAAACAAAGATTTTCACTACTTCTATTTATATAAACCTTATTCCTTACTCACCCTTACGGACAACAGGATTCCAGACTGTGCCGTATTCATCAGCAAAAGGCTTTTCTTCTTCTGGTAAACCATCATCTACAAAACCAAATGGTGCCATATCTTGTTCTATAAGATTTTGTTGTTCAGCATACATTTGATTTCTGATGTTTATATCTGTTAATTCTTTAAAATAATCTTGGTTTGTTGCCCACCCAAATATAATTAGACAGGACATTAAATCATCATTACATCCATCTTCTGCCATCCAAGAGTTTCCTCTCCTAGAAAATGTTGACATCTCACCTATAATATTAAAGTCATTGATAATGATTTTGTCTGATTCTATAATAGTCTTAATATTTGAACAACCTATTTTTTTAATTTGTTTAGTCATTCTAATACCTAACTGAGAACCACGACCACTAAATGTGGCACCTAAAACTTGACCAGCTCTACCTCTTTGTGTAGTCATTAATAGATTATCGTATTCTATTTCAAATTGTAAAGCGTCTGATATTTGTTGACCTATATCGTTTACTTCAACCAATGTGTGTGCATGATTATAACCATTACACACTTCAGCAATTACATTAGGAAAAACAAAAGGTTTAATTTCATTATTTCTATATACAGCAACCACTTTATAAGGTACTTCTGTTACATCAAATATAATAAATGCTGAGTAATCTTTTTCTGTGCCTCTTGCAACATCAACAGTACATACATATACTCTATCTTTTTTAGGTTCTTCATACATTTCTAAACCACCTTTTGATTTTATAGGTGTAACATAAGGTGTTTGTTTAATTTTTGCTGGACTTATAAGAGTATCAATAGAACCTAAAAATTCACATTCAAACTCAGATTGAAATTGCTCTTGTGAGGTATTTCGTATTGTTTCTTCTTTCCATTTTTGGTCTCTACCTGGTACTTCTGACCAATGAACTTCTATTGGTATATAATTATTGTTTTTATTTACAGCGTCAACCCATAACTTGTAGTACATATTCATACCATGTGGTGTAGATACGATTATCATTTTTGTAGATTGACCAGATGTAATTGTAGGATACACAGAACTAAAAAATTGTTCGGCAATATTTGATGGCACAAAAGCAAACTCATCAAGGAATATAATGTTGTATGAACCACCACGAATTGCACTTGATGATGTTGAGGCGGCTACAATAGTTGATTTGTTTTCTAATTCAATAGAACCTTTGTTCCAATTTATTACACCTTGTTGTAACCATCTAGGTAAATTTTCATATGCTAATTGTAATCTACCTAATATATCTCTAGCAGTAGATGATTTGTTTGCCAAAATAGCAATGTTACAATTAGGATTAAATAATGCATAATGTAAAAGATAAGATACAATTGTAGTAGATTTACCAGACTGTCTAGGCAATTTACAAATTGTAAATCTTTCATTGTGCATGGTATCAACCATTTTTTCTTGAAAGTCATATAATTCAAAAGGCACAAGACCTTTATCTAATGATACAATTTGTACATAGTTTTTTATAAAGTATAAAGGGTCGTTTTGACACTTTGTAAATTCTTTAATTTGTTCTTCTGTAAATTCAACAGGAACATTTATTTTTTTTAAATTAGGATTTCCTAAGTAAGCGTCAGACATATATACCCTCTATGTGTGTATATCCAAGTTTAATAGCTGTGGTTACTCTTTGACTACCTTTAATTACTTTTAATAATCCTTGTTTATAAGGTTTGCCTAAAGCACCTACTTTACCTTTATTTGTGCATTTATGTACTTGAATAGGATTAATCATATCAGCACCATTTAATATATCTTCAAGAATAAATCCGTGTTTAGTAATTGCTAAATCACTTATCTTGAATATCTCCTTGTTTGGCGTCAATGACTGTGCTTTCAGTATTTTCATTTTTCTTTAACATCTTTTGTAGCTCTGCTGTTGAACCTACAAATAGAGCATTTTGAATTTTTGTATCAGCAGTTTTTGGCAATTCTTTTAAATCTTTTAGTTTCTTATTTAAATCTTGTAATTTGTCAACAGTATCACCTACTTGTCTAATACCATTTAATGCTACTTCATATGCTCTTGGATGTTCTCCTTCTTTTGCGACCTGTAATATGCCGTCTATTGCCTCTTGACCTTTTTTGATTAAATCATAATATGCTTCTCTTGAATAATCATGGTCATTATCTACATCATTATCTTTATCTTCTTTTCTAGGAACAATATCAGTTTTCTTCTCAACCACAGCAGGTTCAGAAGGTATATCTATTCCCAATAATTCATTTATATCTTTACTCATAATACTATTTAGGTTGAAATATATAGTTAATTACCATTCTATAATCGTTCTTTATGGGGGCTGAACTACAATGCCAAGTATGTGAATCAAATAAAACGCCTGTGCCTTTTTTTGGTTTATATTTAAAATCTGGTTCTGTATTTACATTTAAGTATGATGTTGGTTCTTTCCAAAACTTAGTTTCGCCATCACTATCATTTACATAGTAGATAAAACTATACGCACCATCTTTAGGTTGTCTATCTCTATGTACTGTATTAAAATTATCTTTTGTAAAACCAGTTTTATTAAATAATAAATTTGCCTTTATTCTATACCAATGTTTAACATTAATGTTTGCATACCTGGCTACATTACACACTATATTATAATAAGCAGACCTAATATCGCCATCTTCATTTAAAAAAATATGAGTTAATTGTGGTTGTTCTATTAAATTATCACCTGTTTGTTTTACATCAGGTCCATAAGAAGTTGTTTCATGATTAAAATACCAAGAAAATTTACTAGGACTTATCATTAAATCTTTTAAATTATCTTGTATATCTTTTGGTAAAAAATCTTTAATTACTTTTATCATTAAATAAATTTAGGTCCAACAAACCAATAAGTTAAAATATTTAATTAACTTTAAATTTGACACCTTTGAATTTTGCTGGTAGACCTAAACACAATCTACCATCATACTTATTATCTTCCCATTCTTTATGAGATTTATCATTATAGTGTAAAAAGACTTGAACGCAACTATCTCCTCTAAATTCATCACGCCAATGTTCTAATTCACAACCACTATAAATTAACATATCTGATGGTTCTAATTTAATCTCAATATCTTTACCTTTTGTGTCTGTTAACCATATTGGCCAGACTTCTGAACCACCTAAATTTAATGTTGTAGATACTTCACAAGAATATCTATCACTATGTTTGTGTAAAATGGCACCTCTATTGTATATTCTAGCATATGAATATGTTGGCGATAAATCCAACTTTGTAAGTTTTGATAATTTAGGCGTAAGAATATCTAATATAGTATCCATAACTAAATCACCATAATGACAATATTGATTTGGGCATTGGTCATCACTTTGTTTTCCCCAATCTGCATTAAATTGAGAAATGTATCCTGTGTCTTCTAAGATTTTTTGTACTTGTTTTTTATTTACAAAATAATCATGAACAAAATCTGCAACTGATAAAGGTATCGCATTTCTTATAACTTGATATTTATTTTTTTTATAACTCATTAACCAATACCTCCTTCTCTAGAATTTAACATACGATTAGATACAGCTTGAATATTAAAATGTATAAATCTAAATTTACCACCTCTTGATACAACATACTCATGAGGTAAATAAGAAGGGAATATATACAAATCTCCAGGTCTAGGTTGATAATTTACAACTCTTGTAGAAGGCGATATTACAGATTCATCTTTTTGAGGTAATGTCATCATTTCTTTGCCTGGTCTTGGGTCATGAAATAAAGGATAAGATGAATCTTCGTTTTGTAAAAAATAAAAACCTGATAAATGACAGTTTTCATGAATATGCACTCTATGATGTCCGCCACCATTTTTAGCAAACTCTTGTACCCAACACGAATGAAAAAATAAAGAGTAATCAGTCATGTTGTTTCCCCAACTATCAAGCAAATTCCAACCTGTGTTAATTAAATAATTAGAAAAGTCTTCTAATTTAGGGTCGTATTGAATGTTCGTTGAATGATAAACTAAACCAAAATCATCACCTTTATTTTTCTTTATAGCTTCAGCGTGCCTTTCGTGTGCTTCATCTAGATAAGGTTTACAAGCCACATTAAGTTCATCTACCCATTCTGGTATTGATGTACTCCAAATTGGTGTAGAAAAATATTCTGAAAAAATTTCTTGTCTTGTTTCTTCTTTTTTTGTTTGTTTTTTCTTTTTCATAATTAAATATATCCTGGTCCTAAATTCCATTGTACAAGTGATAGTCTTGTGCCTCTTGTTACTGGTGTAACTCTATGCCATGTATAACTTGGAAAAACTATAATTGAACCTCTAGGCATAGCTTCTCTTGCTTTTACATAATCGCATTTATCTGGTTCGTGTCGTGGATAAGCAAACTCTAAAAGTCCACCTTCATATTCTCTAGGGTCTGATAGTGAAACTGTAATTGATATTTTTCTAATAAGACCTTTCCAAGGACCATCTCTGTGTGGTGTTTCAAAAGCGTCTGTATGCCAATCATAAAATTGACCTTCATCATACTTTGTAAACTGATATGCCTCAGAATCAGTAATATTAAAATTCCAACCTGCCATTTGATTTGCTCTACGAATATAAGGGTCAATTTCTTTTTTTATCCACCATGCTGTAATCCAAGAAGTGTTAGAGTTTCTTTTTTCTAATAGATTTTTATGTTCTTTATTATTTCTAGGCTTACCTTTGCCACCAATATATGCTATATCAGGATTATTTACAAATCCTTGAGCAATAATTTCATCACATAAAAAAGGTGATAAGGCTTTTTCAAAGTAATAATAAAGTCTTTGATATTTCATAATAAATCACTTGTTAATAATCTAATATTATTTATAATGTTCTTAAACAGCTACCCAAGCACTTCCGTTCCACTCAAAATCTCTACCATCTAATAGTCCGCTGGCCAAGATTGTTCCACCTCTACCAACCCAACCTTTTGAATTATCTGCTTGATAAACATCTTCATCCCACCAGTGGTGTACTTTACAAATTTTTGTTTCGCCGTCCATTAAAAACTCACTATTAGGTCTAGTAATAGGTGGTTGCCATTCGTAATCAGAAGTATTAAATGTCCATGAATCAAACGGTTGTGGTGCTTTAAATTTTTCATTTGCACTATCCCACGAATAACCTTTACCAGGATATTTACCTCTTGCATTATCATTATAAGAACATTGTTTCCAATTATTATGACCCGACCAATTTTCAACCCATGTTTCAGCGCCAGCAGAATAATCTCCGCCGTTAGCGTCAACATCTTCTTGTGAAAATACTTGTACTTCTAAAACTATATTGTTTTCATCTAATTTTGCAAAATGTGGCATTACCAACTACTCCTACTTATATCTCTAAACTGTGCTTGTAAACTATATATCCCGCTGTTAGCACTTGAACCAGGGGCACTTTCTATAACTATAACAACACCAGAACCTCCGTTTTGTCCTGTTGTGTTTGCTGTGTAAGGTGGACTTCCGTTTGGCGACATATAATGTCCACCGCCTCCGCCGCCACCAGTATTAGCAAGACCTGCTGTTGACCCACTTGTCGGTCTAAAATCTGGTAAAGGGAATCCAACAGATGACATACCTCCGCCACCTAAGCCTCCTTCGCCAACATTTTTTGTAGTAGCTTCTGGAGCACCTGAGTGTATTGGCGTTCTAGGACCTGGTTGACCTGGTGTTTGAAATGGATTACTAGGATGACAATCGCCACTTCCTGCTCCACCGCCACCAAAAAATCCACATTCACCTAAACAAGTAGGCACACCATAAGGTGTTAAATCTCTACCTCTACCACCAGGACTTGCATTGTTACCTGAGCCGCCTTGTCTAGCAGCGCCTCCGCCACCACCGTTTCCAGCACCACCAGTAGAAAATCCACTTCCACCATCAAAACCTTGACCGCCAGTTCCTACGCCACCTTCGGCAGGATTATCTCCACCACCTCCGCCTCCAGAGCCGCCATCGCCTCCTTTAGCTTGAGCTGGTTGTGATATACCACCACCAGCACCACCTGCTGTAGCAGTTAAAGGTGTAGCAGAACCAAATACTGAATTTGAACCATCACTTGCTCTACAACAATGTTGAGCTGAGGCAGCCCCACCTGCACCAACTGTAACAGGAACGGTACTTGCTGGCAATGGATGACATTCGGTAATTAAAACGCCACCAGCACCACCTCCACCTCTAGAAGCTCCGCCACCTCCAGCTATTGTAATTACTGTTGCTGTTGTAGCCGTTCTAGTAAAACATCCGTTTGATGTAAATGTGGTAACTTTTTTACTTGGTGATGGTGTATTATCTTTACCAATTATTCCACCATTCATTGAGTTACTTCTAGGCATTACCAACTACTCCTATTTGTATCTCTAAATTGAGCTTGTAATCCATAAATTCCACTATTTGCACTTGACCCAGCAACACATTCAATCACTATGACAATACCTGAGCCACCTGACTTTGAAGTATCTACAGCAGGAGCTGGGAATGGGGGTGAACCTGGATTATTTGCACCACCGCCACCGCCACCTGTATTGGCTAAACCATTTGTTGCAATACCATGAGGTTGTTGACATGGTGGGGGAAATCCTACTTGTGCCATTCCACCGCCACCTAATCCTCCTTCACCCACACTTTTATGTGCGGCTTCTGGTGCGCCTGAGTGTGGTGTTCTTGGACCTGGTTGACCTGGTGTTTGAAACGGATTACTTGGGTGATTATCACCCGCCCCAGCACCTCCGCCTCCTACAAATCCACATTCGCCAATGCAAGTAGGAACTCCGTAAGGTGTTAAATCTTTTCCTCTACCACCAAAGCCAGATTGATTTCCGCCAGCACCACCTTGTTCGCAAGCACCACCGCCTCCGCCTTGAGCTGAAGAGCCAGATGAGCCTCCGTCAAATCCTTGTCCTGATATGCCATCTCCGTCATCAGCGGGGTTACAACCTCCGCCTCCGCCACCTGAGCCGCCATCACCACCTTCTCTAGCGGCTGTTGGACTAGCTGATGGTGTTTCACCACCGAAACCACCACCTGTGGCAGTTAATGGTGTAGCAGAGCCAAATACTGAATTAGAACCTTGAGCGGCTGGGGAAGAACCATCACCTGAGCTTCTTGCTCCACCAGCACCGACTGTAACAGGAACAGTACAAGTAGGTAATGGATGACATTCTGTAACTAAAACACCACCAGCACCACCGCCACCTTGACCACCGGAACCTCCGCCGGCAACAACAATTACAGTA